CTCTGATGAGATAGATGAGGGATTACTTGAAGAATCACCCGATGAGGAATTCGACGAGGAAGAATCTATCGATGAAGATGATGATGAACTAATAGAAGAAGAGGAAGAAGAGGCACCTCAATCTTATGCCGTTAAAGTAGACGGTGAAGAAGTTGAGGTAAGCCTGGACGAACTCTTAAACGGATACTCACGTCAATCGTCGTATACCCGCAAAAGCCAAAAACTTGCCGAAGAACAGAAAACGTTTGAGGCCGAGTCAGAGGCAATTAAAACTGAACGAGCACAGTACGCACAGTTACTAGGTGCGTTACAACAACAACTCTCGGTTGAGAGTAATGATCCAGAGCCAAACTGGGATGACTTATATGCAAAAGATCCTATTGAGGCGACGCGAGTAGAAAGAATCTATCGTCAAAATAAAGAGGCGAAAGACCAAAAGCTGCAAGCTATTCAAGCTGAACAGCAACGGTTGTCGCAAACACAAGCTAAAGAGCAAGAGACACAGATTCGTAATATTATCGCCGCTGAATCAGAGAGGTTGGTTGAATTTATACCGTCATGGAAAGATGACAAAGTGCGTGATAAAGAACGAACAGCATTACGTTCGTACCTGGTAGATCAAGGGTTAAGCGAAGATGAATTATCATCGTTAATTCGTGCGACTCATGTCAACCTACTTAGAAAAGCGTACCTATATGATAAAGGCGTGAAGAGGACGAAAAAGGCTCAAAAGAAACCCGCTGGGAAAACAGTCAGGGCCGGCTCAAAATCCGCAATCACCAAGCCAGTAACTCGCAAACAAAAGTCTGCTCGGAAACAGTTTAAAAATAGCGGTCGCATTCAAGACGCGACTAATTTAGTTGAATCATTAATGTAAGAGGTAAATAGAAATGTCTATTATAAGTAATACTTTTACGCGATATTCATCCATAGGAATTAGAGAAGAATTGGCAGACGTAATATTTAATATTAGCCCCCAAGAAACTCCCTTTGTTAGTAATATCGGTAAAAAATCAGTAAGAAACACTTACTTCGAGTGGCAGACTAGATTTTGGTCCTTTATGCGGTAACGCATATCGAAAATTGGGTGAATTGCTGGGAACCCCTAACATATAATGATGAGGGCAATCAGCAGCCAAGCCGCAAACGTAAGGCATAAGCCCCAGGGTTGCGGAAGGTTCAACGAATAGGTAGTGAGGAAACAATAATCTACCCAAGAGCGCCCAACATCCCAAGTGGATGATGATGTATTCTGATCTGCATAGATAATATGCAGAAGTAAATCATAAACAGGTTTACGGTAACATAAATGGATGCACTCGCAACGGCAGCAGCAAATGCGCAGATCGATGGTGATAACCTAGCGTCATACACTGCTGTAGTACCAACAGTTAGAGAAGGAAATTACACGCAGATTATGCGTAAAGATTTCATTCTCGCTGACAACTTGGAAGTGATTAACGAGGCTGGAAGAAAATCAGAAAAAGCCTACCAAATCACTAAAACTGGAAATGAACTCAAGCGTAAAATAATCAATAAGTTACTTGATATATTTCAAGTAAATTGCGCCTTTGCATAGTAATGTGCATCGAAGAACTCTGTGAATTCAGTGGAAGCCTTGACAAAGGTAATACTGAGCGAAGCCAACTAAGGTTGGAACGTGCAACGACTATCCCAGGAGGGAGTAGGGTAAAGTTACCCGAAGCGCAGAGCACCCATAGCGGGTGGTGATATAGTCTTTTCTGCATCGTATGTAAATGAATTAAGATGCAGCAGCCTAAAAAGCGGAAATAGATTAACGACCTATTTTGAAAATATAAGGATTTAGAGTTTAACCTTTGTGGCGTGAATAACGCTAAAGCCGCCGGCTCGACTTCGGCTGCCAGAGAGACAGGTAGTTTAAACACCTGGATATCGACTAACGTTTCAGCGGGCTCAAATGGCGCTGGATCTGGTAGTGGAGCAGCTAGAACGGACGGTACGCAACGTGCAATAACAGAGACACTATTGAAAACTGTTATGCAATCAACTTGGACTAGCGGTGGTTCGCCATCAATGATTATGGTTGGTGCTCACGTTAAAACTGTAATATCAGGTTTCGCGGGTATTGCAGCACAGCGTTACCAAGCTGGTGACGGTCCTACGACTATCATTGGTGCGGCAGATGTTTATGTTTCAGATTTCGGAAGCATTAACATTGTACCTAACCGTTTCAGCAGAAGCAGAGATGCTTATGTATTGGATACTGATCTTTTATCAGTTGCAACACTACGTCCAATGCAAGTAGTTGATCTTGCGAAAACTGGTGATGCTTCCAAGAGCATGACATTGGTTGAAGCTGGATTGCAAGTGGATAACGAAAAGGGCTGCGGAGCAATTTACGACTTATCTACATCGTAGTTAGTAGTTAGTACATAAAAGTGAAGGAGGGTGGCCACACCATCATTCCGGCATCGCCCTCCTGATCTTTTGTTTTTCTTGTCAACCTTTAAGTCACCTTATGGTAAAATATTAGGTGATTTTTCGTATATATGGAGTTTGTATGTCTGACCGTCGCGTATTAGATGTTGATAATGCAACAGGTATTAAAACAAATTTTATTTATGAAGATGCCAATACCGGGCGTGAGTCTGACGATAGGATCGTTATCGAGCAAACTCAGGACGTGACATCGATTATTGAAAGTAATCGACGTCAGTTAAACATGGTAGATAAACACGCCAAGTACGGTGATTGGTCCAAGGTAGCCAGTATCCCATTATCGATTTATTACGAATTAAAAAAGAAGGGTATTGTTGATGATCCAAAAAAGATGAAAAAATGGCTCAATGACCCAGACAATAGATATTTTAGGACAAGAGGCGGCCGAGCTTAATGGCAATAACAACATATGCAGAATTACAATCAAGCGTAGCAGATTGGCTCAACAGAGACGATCTGACTAGCGTGATACCCGATTTTATAACGTTAGCCGAGGCACAATTTAATCGCAGCATTCGTCATCGAGAAATGGTGGAACGTGCGACAGCGACTCTAAGCTCTCGGTATTCAGCAACGCCGGGCGATTGGTTGCAGACAGTGCAATTGCATTTACAAACCGATCCCATACAGCCACTTGAGTATGTGACTGAGGAAGGCATTAACGAGCACCGCTCAAAAAGCAGTGCGAGTGGCAGACCCAAATATTTTTCAATGGTCGGTACCGAATACGAAGTGTACCCGGCTCCTGATGATAGTTATACAGCCGAGGTTGTGTATTACGCAAAAATAACACCCTTAAGTGACAGTAATACCTCGAATTGGTTACTAACACTATCACCTGATATTTACCTATACGGTGCTCTTATGCAGAGCGCACCGTATTTAAAAGATGATGAGCGCCTGGTCGTTTGGGCCAGTGTTTATCAAAAAATGGTCGAAGATATGAACGTTTCTGATGAACGTAGTCGTGGCCAAGTGTCAATGCGGATGGCTTTTCAACCACTGCAATGATGAACCTAGGCAACAGTAGTATCGGCGACTTTTCTGTTACTACTACTCACAATCGTGGGTTAAATACAGAAGAGTTAGCCAGTCTCGCCGTCAATAAAATCATCAGTATAAGCGCGACTGCTGATCCAGTGTTGCGTCAGCAAGCAGAAGCCGGAAGAGAAAGAATCCGGATGATCATTAGATCGACATTGGATCAAGCAATCAAGAGTGACCGGCTTACCCTGGCACATTTACTAGAATCACAAGGCCATAAAGATATGGCTGACATATTGAGGAAAATTTAAACATGGCAATCACGACGGCATTACCTACATCATTTAAAGTTGAGATACTTAAAGGCGTTCATAACTTCACAGCATCATCCGGCGATACATTCAAAATGGCATTGTATACATCCAGTGCTTCATTGGGTGCTGCGACGACGGCATACACTACCAGTAACGAAGTTTCTGGTACTAACTATACTGCTAAAGGCAACACACTGACATCAGTGACGCCAGTGGCATCTTCAACAACGGCGGTATGTGATTTTGCCGATACAACATGGTCAAGCGCAACCATAACAGCGAATGGCGCAATGATTTTTAATGAGTCAGCATCAGGTGATCCGGCGGTTGCAATTTTAGCCTTTGGTGCCGATAAGACTTCAACGGCGGGAGACTTTGTAGTCAGTTTCCCCACAGCGGACGCGAGTAACGCGATAATTCGCATAGCCTAATATGGCTGACGTAAAGGTAGCATTTAATGGTTGGAACAGTAGCGCACAGGCATTTGGATCAGGTTCTTTCGGACAGGATGCCTCGGTTACGACCAGTGCTACTTCGGGTATTGGCTCACTCACAGTCAGTGGTGCTGCATCGATATCCGTCACTGGTGTCTCAGGCACTAGCGCGATTGGATCAGTTACAGCCGCGGCCGGTGCTGGCGTCAGTGTCAGCGGTATTGCGGCGACTTCTGCTATCGGCAGTCTCAGTGTTACCGGGGCAGCAAGCATTACATTATCTGGCGTCGCTGGAACGTCAGCAGTTGGATCGTTAAGTGTTTCGGCGGCCTCAAATGTCTCGCTTACAGGCGTATCGGGTACTGGGTCGATTGGCGATACAACCGAGACTGGCGCAGCCGGTATCACGCCGACTGGCATTGCGAGCACATCCGCAATCGGAGCGGTTACAACACGCACCGATAATACTGTTGAGGCGACAGGCGTATCTGGCAGTAGTGCAATTGGCTCAATATCTTCGGTCGTCGGTAATGCGTACTGTTACCCGACTGGCGTATCCGGTACAGGAGAAATTGGCACAGTTTTCGTATGGGGCCAAGCGACACCAGCATCAACAACCTGGACAGACTCAGGATCAGCATCAAATACATGGACTGGGCAAACCAGCGCATCAACAGATTGGAAAAAAGTAGCATAAGAGGCTAAATAACATGGCAAGTACATACGTTAACGATTTAAGACTAGAAGAACAGGCAACCGGAGAAAACTCTGGGGCATGGGGAACGAAATTAAATTCCTCATTAGAGCAAATAGCAGAGGCATTTAGCTATGGCTCTGAGGCCATAGCAGATGCCTCAACACACACAATTACAATGGCCGATGGCACCTCAGATGAGGCTCGATCGTTTTATTTAAAATGTACTGGCGGCGGTCAGGCTTGCACAGTTACCCTGGCACCAAACACAGTCAGCAAAGTATGGATGATTGAGAATGCTACATCTTATACTTTAACATTCAGCCAGGGATCTGGTGCAAATGTCGCAGTAGAGGCCGGTGCAGTAAAAATGATTGCAACCGATGGCGCCGGTTCTGGTGCCGTCGTTTATGACTTACTAACCGATGTTAGTCTTGCTGGCAGCACCAGTTTTACCGAAATAAAAAGCTCAACTGCTGGAACATCAAACTTCATAGCGGGTGTAAACGCGGGTAACTCAATCACATCAGGCGGTAACTACAATGTTTGCGTAGGTGATGAAGCGGGTACTGCGATTACGACTGGTGATAATAATGTTGCTATTGGTTATCAGGCTTTAGATGCAGAAGATACTAGAAGCGACTCTATTGCAATAGGCTATCGTGCCTTAACTGCACAAAACGGAGATACTGCAAATACCTACAACATAGCTATAGGTACTGATGCTGCGTTGTCTCTTACAACAGGAAACAGAAATGTTTATGTAGGTGCGTTATCAGGTGATGCTAACGTAACAGGCGATGGTAATACTGCAATTGGACACAATACTTTATCAACTAATACACATTCAGAAAATAACGTAGCTGTAGGCTATGAAGCTCTAAAGACTTTTAATGTTGGCTCTGGCTCTGGTTACAATACCGCAGTAGGAAGTCTAGCGGGAACTGCATTAACTACAGGCACAGCTAACACTTTTATAGGCGGTAGAGCAGGTGATGCTACTACTACAGGCTCTACTAATGTTGCTGTTGGTACAGATGCTTTGGGTTCAAACACCACAGCATCAAATAACGTAGCAATAGGTTACGATTCTTTAGTAGCAAACACCACAGGTGCTTCAAATACCGCAGTTGGAGCTACTTCTTTAGACTCTAATACTACTGGTGGATATAACG